TTTGATATCTTTGTTGGGTCGCTACCCTTCAGGTATTCCTCGACAACACGATTAACCTCATCAAGATGTTTTACTAAATCTGCCTCAGTCGACATGGTGAGACTCCTCTCGCTCTGCTAACTCTTTTGCTTTGGCTATCTTTAAAAGAACAAGGTATCCAATTAAATCATCTATATCGTTGTCTCCTACGTATGCAGTGCCACGCATTATTCGACTTAGTTTGTCATCAATACGAACATGTAGTTGCTCTCTTGGATCAGCCTTGCTAAAAATACGAACAGGTTCAAGTGCAGAGTTTCCATAGGCTATATTCTTTTTGATTAGCATGTGTGCAATTTCGTGACAAGAATGCCAAATTTCTTTTCCAGCAGATGTTCCTACTGTAAGTAAATATAAATCATTACAACTAAAATTTTTAACATCTTCAAAAACTGGATTCATCGCTTTGATTTCCTTAATCCGAACTTGGCAAGATATACATAGATGGTCTCTACAGTAACTCCGCACTCATCTGCTATTTCTTTAGGAGATTTTTTGTCAAGGGTATATCTTTTGCGAAGCCAAACTTCGTTCGTATAAAATTTCATGACCTCAACCTCCACTGCATAACTTTTGGACCTTGATCAATTAGTTCAAACATATGCTCTTCAAAATCTTTTCTCATTGAAGCGTATAATTTTGGATGGACTGATTCAAGTTTATCCGTAATAGAGTATAGCATTTCTCCAGTATCACTGTCAATTCCGCTCATCTCTACGGCACCCTGAAGAATAAGATGCTCTAACATTAAAGAGTTCTGCAAGTCCCAGTTATTCATATTGCCTTCTCCCAATTATTAATAGCCCAATGTCCTATACCGCAAGCATCTGCAACATCGTTATCTGTTATTTTTTTATCGTATATTATCTCTAACAATTTAATTGTTCTTTGCTTCCTGAATTCTCTTTCATAAGACTTATACCAAGATATGGATTTGTCTGGGTTAGCAGACCTTATCTGTAGTTGTTCTGTTTTTGTTAATCTCTTATTTCCAAGATAGTTTTGCCATGTGATGGGAGAAACTTTTCCAATTTGCTCAACTCCTGCTGCACCTGCACCGCCTAAGATAGCACCCTGAATTAGTGCAAGATCTGCTGCAGTCTTTGGAGAATTCATAAAAATTGTATGCTCAATTACAATAGCATCTACGTTTACAATATGCTGAAACAAGGCTTTTGATTTTTTGCCAGCGTCTATTACTTTTTGATATATGTCTTTACCCTCAAAAGTAATCTTGCCCATTTCCTTTAAATAACCATCATGAAAAGTTGCAAAAGCAAGACTATTAGTGCTTGCATCAATTGAACAAATTCTTTCTGGATTATTTTTTTGGTTTGACATTTGACAGCCCCTTAACCTGCTTTAATGCTTTTTTAACATCATTAGGATTAATGTTACACTTATTACATAGTGGCTCATCATTATATATAGATAAGTTATCACCGCATTGTTTGCAGACTCTGTTTTTTCCCCTTCTTTTTTGCCTTCTTGTTTTTATATATCTTTGTGCTATCTTCTCTTTAGTAGCATCATCTCTGCACTTCGGAGAACAATATATTTGATATGAAACTTCAGATTCAAAAGTATTATCGCACCAACTACAACTCTTCATTTTCCAGCAACTCCAGAGGTTTAATTTTAACTACCCCTGTCTCTGCTTCAGCACATGCTTTTTGAATTGGGCAAACCTTACAGATCTTAGAATTGGAACGATAAGGTTTCTGTGGTAACTCTCTATCCTTCCAAGACTTGTGTACTGTTCGCATCCAATCAAAAGCCTGGTCTACCCACCGACGGTAATGATCGTTTACTACTACAGGTAAAGTCAATAACTCATGATTATTTTTATTCTCATAAATCATTACACCCTTACCAATTTTCCAAACCTTCATATAAATAAGCAATTGCATGAGGTGTCCCATCTTTGCTTTTCTATGATTCTTTCTGTATTCAAAACCTTCATTAGTTATTGTTTTAATTTCACCAATGAGTCTTTCGCCATTGTGGTTAAGCATAACGTCTCCGTACCCATCAAATGGTGGATCATCAACCTTAACTCTAAACTCCATCGCTGGATGTGTTTGTTTATTGTATTTTCTTTCAATAGGATCAAGCACCATATCTTGATCAAGAAGACCAGAAGCCTCTATTGCTTCTTGAATTCTTTCGTGTCCCAAAGTTCCATTAGTTCTATTTGCAACTCCGTATGCATCTGAATTATCATAGTGAACCTGACCATCAAATGCAAGATACCAATATCTTGGACATTCACCAGCGCCGTATGTTAGTGCTGATGCAGAAAAATTTGTTTTCTTACTAAATCTTGGCTTAGTCTTTGTCATGTAGCCAGACTCGATCTTTTCAATTAATCCGTCAATAAAACTAGTATCTTCATTAGATGAGGTGTTACTATTCTTATTTGGATTTTTTATCATTACTTGCTTCAATAAATTTTTTGTCATTATATCCCTTTTTCTATTAGTTAATTATATCAGGTATCAGCGAGTTATGTATTTGAGTGCAGAAACAAGATTGTTGATAGACTCTGCTGCGGTATAGTAAATGTTCTTTTTTCCTCTGTCTGACTTGTCCACGTTAGCCATCCAAGTTGCTCTAAATGCCATCTTGGCTGCTATAGCCTGTAGCCTTACTATTTCTAATGTAGCCACATTCATAGGGATATCTGGTTTGATAATTATCTTAGCAATAAATGTTAGGGCTGCGGTTAACTCTTCGTCTTCCATATACTCTGCTATTTCTGACAAACCATTAACCATATCAAGCGTTGTATTACTCTGTTCCATTATTCACCATCTGTTCTAGTAGTTCTAACTCTATTATAGCAAGTCTAGTTTTTTGGTTACCTTCTCCAAGGATAACAACTATTGCAGGGGCTTTATCTGTACCCGCCTTAATAGCATCTGTACATGCTTTAGCCCATACATCTTTGTTTAAGGTAAAAGACTTGGAGGCTTCTTTAAAATCAACCACAAATCCTTGCCAAGTAGCGTCACCTTTTTGAGTATTGCGCCCAGAATTTTTATGTTGTTTTGCACCAATTCTTTTAGCCTCATTTTTTTCACTCATGTCTTTACTTTCTTATATCCAACCTTACATAATTGAACCTCTGATAAGTGTTTATTTGAACACATCCAGGTTGCAATACCTGTTGATGGATACACTCTAATAGTTTTTACTTCTTTTTTACAGGTTTTACAAGGAAACTTGCCTTCGTAGATTGAATACTTATCCACTGATTTTATTCTTAATCATTTCTTGTAGATCAAGATCCTCTCTTACACGATTAACAAATGCCTCTCTACCCTGCACCTTTGAGCCATCTGGCAATAAATACCAGGCACCTGTTCTCTCAACTATCCCCATTAACTCAGCAGTGTCAACAAGATCAGCGACAGAATCAATACCCAAATTATCGCCTCTAAAATAGAAATCATATTCACCAGACTGAAAAGCAGGAGAAGTTTTTGAAAACTGTAGTTCCCATCTAACCTTTCTACCAACTTTTTCTTCAATAGCCTTGTCACCAACATATATCTTTCCTTTCAATGCCTGATTGTCAGATTCTGACGAAAATAATTTAATAACTGTAGAAGAATAAAATTTAGTAGCCTGGCCACCAGTAGGCTGCTGACTAGTATACATAGCATTAATATTGTTACGAGACTGACTAATAAGAACAAGTAGAGTAGGCTTAACCTTGTTATTAGCATAATTAAGCATCTTCCATGCGTTACTAAAGTCTCTAGATTCTGCACCAATCTGCTTTGTATTCTCAAGTTGTTTAAGTTCGTCTGAATCTTTTTCAAAATAAATTGCAGGCAGTAAAGATGTTATAGAGTCAACAACAATAATATCAACACCAGCCTCAATTAGATTTACTCCAACATCGACCATTTCATTGATAGTCCTTGCTTGTGACACAATTAATTTAGAAGGATCTACTCCAAGTTTTTCTGCCCATGTTCTATCGTATGACATTTCGGCATCAATCCATGCACACATTTTTCCTTCTTGCTGTGCTAATGCAATCATTTGTAGGCACAAAGAAGACTTTGCGCTTGACTTACTTCCCCAAATCAAAACCTGTCTTCCGTATGGCAATCCACCATTTAATGCTCTATTAAGCCCGTGGCTTGGCGTTATGGCATACTCTGTCTTTGGAACCTCATCACCAACCAAAATACTTTTTCTTAACTTAGGGTTTAGTTGTTTTAGCACATCTTCTAGACTAACCGACATTTATATCTCCGTTACTTTTTATATTTATATTTATTACTGATCTTGTGTCATGAATATTTGGGTAGTAAAACGAATGGTATGTTTCGCCACTAAACAAAATTGCTCTTCCTGCTTTTGGAGAAACTCTACGATCAACAATCATTTCATTATTGACATTTTCGTCATATTTATTTTTATACAATACAGTATCGCCATCCGAATTATTAACATAATACAATAGTACCAGATGTTCCAGTTGGTTGTCTACATGGGGCACTGACGGCCTTGTTTCATTACAAAAAAATGTAGTATTACTTCTTGTTCTTTCAATGCTGTCATATTTAACGTTATGCTTCTTACAAAATTTATCTAAGATCCTTAAGGCTAATTTATTAGTAAAGTTTTCTTCCCCATCATAACTACAATACATGAATCTATTTGAATAAATTTTATTTTCTTGTTCGACCTTATCTGGTGAAACATAAAGTGTACGTTCTGAAAATATTGATGGAAGTCTGTAAAATTCTTTTTCTATTTGAGATATTTCTTCATTAGATAAAAAGTTGTCATCTATAATAAATAAACTCATAGGATATCCTCTAATATAACTGTGCCATCTTTTGTTTTGCCAAACTCAAACTTATAAGCATGACCTTCCTCTATCTTCATGTATGCCTTTGCAAATGCAGTAGGAAATACAGTTATTGAGTGCAATTCTCTAGAGGTATCAGCAAGAGTCAGTGATGCCATCTTTTTACCAGCCTTTGTTATTCTTGGCTTAAATGAGACTACAAACAACTCATCATCTTTATATGGCAACATTCTATAATTTAAAAACTTAACTAATGCTGAATCAGAATTCTTTAATTCATCTACTGGTACAGCACTTACAATTCTATTGTCATTACAAAGAACAAGATAACTTCTTCCTGCCTCAATAGTTGTTTGCTCTTCATCAAATATTCCTATACTACCAGTCTTATCTAATATTTCAACACGAGACCAGCCCTTACCCCTCTTAATACCCTTTACCATACCCATTAGGATAAAAGATCCTTTTTCTTCAAAGTCTTCTACCTGATTCATGAACGCATGATAATGTGAAGGTACTGTCTGAGTAAATTCTGGTAAGCCTAAATATTCATATAGGTTCTCACGAAGTTCATCATCGTTTCTAGGATTATCTGGAAATGTTGCAGCACCAATAATTCTTAGGGCTTCAAGCGCTCTGCTGTTGACTCCATTACCTTTCGTAAATGTAAAGGCTTTAACTTCCTCGAAAGACTTAAAAGGTCGTGCCGATATATATCGTTCTGCAATCTTATCAGAGATAAACTTGATCCCCGACAATCCAAACCGAATACCCTTACCCTCAATTTTAAAATCAATATCCGAATCGTTAATGTGAGGTAGTTTAATGCTAATACCCATTCTTTTCGCTTCAATAAGATATTCAGTTCGTGCATCCTTGTCCCTTTCATTTTTTAGCAATGAGTACATAAACTCAATTGGATAGTAATACTTTAGCCATGCCGTCCAATACGAGAGCGTAGAGTAAGCAACCGCATGAGACTTGTTGAACGAATAACCCGCATGCGCCTCAAAGTCATGCCATAAATCACGAGCCTGATTAGGACTAACAAACTTAGAAGCACCGTCAACAAACCTATCACGAAAAACATCAAACTCTCTAGCATCTTTCTTTTTACCGATGATCTTACGAACCTTGTCGGCCTCAGACCATGACATCCCTCCTAGTTGAACACAGGCTTGCATAACCTGTTCTTGATATAGGATACACCCATATGTTTCTTCTGTGAAAGGCTTCATTGTTTGATGAAGATAGTTCACAGCCTGTCTTCCATGCTTGCGCTCAATATAATCTTTACCAATTGTATTCATGGCACCTGGACGAACAAGAGCATTAGATGCAGATAACTCTGCTAGATTTTTTACCCCCATCTTTACAAGAAGGTTTGTATATGGAGTTGCTTCACACTGGAACACTCCCTTTGTATACCCTTCAGATAACATCTGATAAACCTTTTGATCATCCATATCTATGTTAAGCAGGTCTATATCTGTTCCTTCACGATCCTTAATGATTGCTAACGTATCATTAATCACACTTAATGTTTTAAGTCCAAGTGCGTCAATCTTGATGAGACCAATTTTTTCAGCCTCTTCCATGTCAACTGCAACAACTGGAATACGATCATCGCTACCAGGAGAGTTACGTGTTTCCATTGGTGCGTACCTAAAAATAGGATTTTTACTAGTGACAACACCAGCAGCGTGAATGCCAGTGCCCCTAATACGACCACGAAGTTGTTCTCCATATTGCTCCACCTCTGGATATTTTTCTCTAAACCAAGCAGTAGTTTTTGATGAGCAATACTCATCCCAAGTATCTACTAACTTCAAAACTTTGTTTACATCTACTAATGGTATGTTTAATGCACGAGCAACATCTCGTACTACACCTTTATCTTTAAACTCTAAAAATGTAGCAATAGAGGCAACGTGCTTATATTGTCTAACAAGATAATCTTTTACCTCATCACGACGAGAATCTTGAATATCAGTATCAATATCTGGGAAGTCATTGCGCTCTGGATTAATAAAACGGAAGAATAGTAGCCCATGTTTTAATGGATCAATATCAGTAATACCAAGTGCATAGCATAACAAAGAGCCAGCAGATGATCCACGACCTGGGCCTACCATAATCTTTTCTTTCTTTGCCCATGAAATCATGCTTTGAACAACAAGGAAGTAAGGCCCAAAGTTTTTATCCTTAATGACTCTTAGTTCTTCCTCAAGTCTATCAAGATATTCTTGGTTTGTATCCAAACCTTTTTCCTTTAATCCACTCATAGCCAATTCCTTTAACTGGTTATCTGGATTCTTGTATTGAACTGGCAGTAGGTTTAAACCATCTTTAATATCATAGTCTTCAATCTTATTAGCAAGGTCGATTGTATTTTCATAAATATCAGTTCTCCATACCGCCTGCTTTTCCATAGCATCTTTGATTTCTTCATATGACAATAGATGGATATCAAACTTATTAAATGACATTTGTCTATCTGCACCATACAAATAGTCTAGTCGCTTCATTAAATCGCCTTGCTTCTTAGACTTTTCATATGTAGCATCTTTTTGAATCTTATTAGAATAAGTATTAAGAATTAACTTTAACTCTTGAATTTCTTTTTGTGATGGGTCAACATGGTGACAGTCTGGAGTTACAATAGGCTTAACCTTAAACTCATCTGCCAACAATAATATATTTCTATTAATTGATTCGTCATTGTGTGGCATTACCTCAAGGTAATAGTCATCGCCAAACTGCTCTTTAAACCATTTAATATATTTCTTTGCCATGCCAAGTTCACCAAGTTCAATTGACTTAGCGATGATTCCACTTGGACAAGCAGAAGATACAATGATGCCTTCCTTGTACTTAGACAAAACTTCAAAGTCTATTCTTGGCTTCTTGTAATATCCTTCTGTCCAAGCAATTTCATTGAGTTTGTTTAGATTTTCCAAGCCAACCTTATTCTTGGCTAGAAGAATTATATGGTTGTAAACCATATCAAGTTGATCGGTTCTCTCGCTTTTATCTCTTTGATCAAAGCGATCTTCACACATATAACCTTCTATGCCAAGAATAGGCTTGACACCACTCGCTTTTGCAATGCGGTACATTTCTCTGTGGCCAGAAAGGGAGCCATGGTCTGTAATTGCTATTGCAGGCATACCCAACTTTGTAGCACGATCTACATATTCAGATGGCAACCCAATACCATCGAATAAAGAAAAGTGAGTATGTAAGTGTAGTGGTACGTAATTCATCTACTACCAGTCGATATTCGTCGCTGATGTAGATGAAGGCGAATCAAATCCAAGATAGAATGCTTCTTGCTCTGCATATGGAACACGTCGCAATGCCTTCTCTAATGGATATGGCTCAATGTCTGCCCAATCAAAAGGCTCCTTATCTGGAGCAGAAGGAATCAAAGTGTATGATGTTTCAGTTCCCTGACCATTACGCTTTAACTTCCATACAATGTTTGAGATGCTTCCTGTTTCAAGAGCATACTCACGAATAGTATTAAATGAAGATTGCTTGCTTACGCCCATAGACCAGATAGCAACATAAGGCTTTTCCTCAATGCCATCTTCTACAAGTACGTTGCAATAAAAGCGAAGACGACCACGCCATCCGCTATTGCCCTTAGGATCCTTGCGATACATTTCTTCAGCCCAGTCACGACCTTCTGTATCAAGAGTATCTACAGCCTTACGCTTGTAATCCTTTGGATTTGTATGTTCCTTAACAACAAGAGCAAGACCACGCTTCTCGTTGTAATTTGCTGAGTCCTCATCCAATTCTTCAATGAATCGAATCTTTACTGCTTGTCCATCAGCCAACTTAAGCCAGCGAACCTTTGGACCTGTTTCATCTGTTTTCTTGTCGAGCAGGGCATTGATGTTTTTTAATCCCTTAATAACGCTCATAGTTTTCTCCTTTGTTCTTTTCTAGTTTAGCATAGACAGTATTGATTTGTCAAACTGGTATTCCAGTTCTTTAATTGACATATCGTCCATATCGCCTATATCTTTATATTGTTTATCTAAGTTAATCACAGTAACACTTCCGTCTAATCTTTCGACTATTCTTTCTTTCATATTACCGCCTGCTTCATCGTTATCAGCAACAATTATTATATCGCTAAAATACTTTTGAAGCAAATCTATTTGTTTGGATGACACGTTTGCACCTAATGTAGCAACTGCTGGAAAACCAACTTGATCAAGCCTTATAGCATCAAATGATGATTCTACTACATAAACCTTAGATGCTGTTTTTACTCTATTTAAATTAAACAACAATTTTGACTTTGGTAGTTTAGTAGTATTCTTAAAGTCTTTACCTTCAACTGATCGTGCAACAAAACCGACGCACAACCCTTCATGATTGTGAACTGGTATAGAAATCATATCTTGATTTTCAGAGTATCCAAGTTTAAATTTAACAACAGACTCTTTGGTGATCTTTCTTTTAATAAAATATTCTTTTGCTCTGTCAGAAGACAGGGCTTGCTCATGTAATTTTTGAACAATAGAATTGTCAAACTCAGACCACTCTTCTTTTTCTATTAACTTATGGCTGACTTCAGACAAAATATCAGTCTCTACTTCTTTACTCTTGATAAATCTAATAGCCTCAAAATATGTTCTGTTAGAAAAATGCATTACTAATTCTATAAGATCTGCAGTTTTACTACATGAGAAACAAAAGAACAATCCAGTAAACTTATTTATTTCTCCAGCGGGTGTGCGATGGTTAGAATGAAATGGGCAAAATATTATATATTCGGATTCGGCTTCTTTTTCTACCGTTATGCCAGACCCTGCGAGTACTCTTTTAACTTGACTGGTTGTGTATACACTGGCTTGGTTCCGTCTATCCCTAATATCCATTCTGATTTCTTTCTCCCTATATATATTCCGTATACGCTTAATGTAAATTCAAAGTAATTTTTTTGTTCATTATATGATAATGTAAATTGTGTATCGATGTCGATTCTTGGAGCATAGCCAGATAGTCGCATCTCAGATACCAGAAGTCTGGTATATTCTTGCTGTAATCTGAATATGGCGGAGTCATCAACGATGATCCCGTCTAAAGCAAACCTCTTTATTGGCTTGTGCTGAAATAACTCCATATTGCATATTATACTGACTTATCTTCATAATCCTTGTACCTGTAGTATCCCTTGTCAAAATCAGCCTGTACTAAGAATTCTCCCATAAACCCATTACGGTTCTTGCGAAAAACACACTCAATAATATCGCTGTTGGTGCCACGACCTAATGCTAAAACCCAGTCAGCATCGTATGCAATTTGACGTGACCATGCGGTTTGACCAAGGGTTGGAACAGTTTCAAGTTTTGTAACATCATCTGGTGTGGCAGAAGAAATAGCGATAATTGGCACTTCTTCTGAGATAGCCATCAACTTTAACTCACGGGAAAGATTCTTCATTCTAACAGTTTCATTGTCAGACTTTTGATTAGGCGACATAAGTTGTAGATAATCTACAATAACAAAGTCTGGTTTGTATTGATCAATTTTTCCACGGAGAACCATTGGATTAATATCTCCACCAGTATCATTTGAAATAATATGAAACTCTGGTTTACCCTGAACATTTTTTGTATGCCAAGACTTTAACATATCCATCTCAACTTGTCCTGCACTAAGTTTTCTATGTGACCATAGGCCTTCTCCCATGATTGCAAAGACACGATTACGGACTTCTACTTCAGACATTTCAAGGCTGATGATCATGGGGCTACGACCCTGTTTCCAGGCCTGTACAGCGAAATAAAGAGACAACCAAGACTTTCCTATACCTGGATATGCAAGGAACACTCCTAACTGCCCTGGCATGATTCCAGAAGGAAGATAATTATCAAATCCTGGAAGCCCAGTCTTAATTCCAAGTCCTCCTGCTTCTTGTTGCTTTTTTAAATTTTCAAAATATGCAACTGCAGAATCTAAGTCTGTTACATCAATGTCACGAATTGCTGCAGTATTTTTTCTAAGTTCTGCAGTCTTTGTTATCAGTGCTTCAAGTGCTTCAAGACCAAGACCACCTTGAACATCTGTAGCAGCAGACCTAATGATGTCCTTTAGGCTATTTGTAAGATACTCAGCCTGTAGTTCTTCAAGGTGATGTTTAGTTGAACCAACACCAGCAATAGGTTCAAAATCTCTAAACTTATCTACAACTAAATCAACAGGTGGAACAGTTGAATTGTGCTCGTAATACTTTCTAATAAATTGCCAGACATCTACATGGGTGGCTAATATATTTTCAACATTTGCCTGTAGCAGAACATGCGCCTGTTTATCCTGTAGTACGGCTGAGATTAATTTTGATTCTGTATTATTCACTCAACCACTCCTTAGCCATTTTTCTACGCTCTTCTCGTTCTTCTATATCTTTTTTGTATTGTGCTTTTGCTTCTAGTATATCATCTGCCACGTATGCAAAATTATTCCATGAAGGATTTTCGTTTACCTCAAAGTAATATTCAAGTAATTCGTAACAAACCTCTAAACCATATGACTCTATTAAGGCATCGGCAGACCATTGTTCGATCCACTTGTTATAGCGTGGCTCTTGTCCTAGTTTAAACTTATAGTGCTTATCAAACCGACTTAACAGAGCAAAACGCTTCTGCTTGTCTGTCACACTAGTTTCCTTCTTCTAGTTCAACCTTTGCTTCTGCGATCTTGGCTGCAAGTTTATCTTCAACAAACTTGTAAACACGTTCAAATGCTTGGTCAGTATTTTCACCTTCACGCTTGCTATCAATAACACCAAGATCAAGTCTTAGCGATTGAAAGTTTCCAAGGTTAATCGTATACCCCAAAGTCACTGTTACTTTTGTATCTTCCATTTCATACCCTTCTGTTATATTGATTCTGACCAAATTGGTATAAATCTACCGTCTTCAGTTCTTGTATATGTCAGTATACCATCCCCCATACGGCGTGTCAACTCAGCCTTTGTTGGAGTGATATCGTTTGTTATTAAATTATCTTTTCTCGGTCTACCAATATGGTATGTAGCCAGTATATCACGAATCTCTTTAACTTGCGATTCTGAGTAGTATGATCTAACTTGCCATCCTCTTTCCCCGCCTTTTTGTGATCCAGTTGGAAATGGAATAACTCCACGCTTCATAAGTGATGGCATATACTTTTTATGACGATTAACAAGATCAGCAGTTTCTCCTACTGTGTAGGCTCTTTCTCTTTTAGTTTTAAAATCATTAATTAAACAACTTTCTAATCTATCTTTAGTAATATTGTATATTGACATAATGCCGTTAGACCTGTTATAATGCACGATCCTAACAAGATCTTTATTTAAAAACCAAACCTTTTTATTACCAGGAATTACAGGAGCGACATTGTACTCTTGGCTCGTTCTATTTCCTTTTTTAACAGCCATCGACCTTCCTTTGAATCAGATGGCGGATGATAAAAAACTCTTGATCCGCACATTAAACAAAAAATTTCTATATGAGATACTGAATTGTAAACTCTGTCTACAAACATTTTTCTGGAACATTTTTTGCAATTAGTCATTAATTAGGTATGCCGACGATAACCAAGTTAACGCCAATGGATACATCTCCAGGGGAATTAAAATTGACAACGCCGTCAACTCTAGAAGTAGTTGGTTGTTTAAGTACAACCGTAACATTTTTACCAGCATCTGTTCCACCAATGTTGATTGGTGTTGCAGTTACAATTGGTGGGTACTTAAATTCTGGTTTGAACTGATATGAAAATGGCTGCTGGCTTCCTATGCTTTGATTACCGCTTTTAACAACATCTACGTACCCAGCAATTATTCTTGTCTCGGATATCTTTGCAGATTGTGTTGGATAGTTGGGTACATCTACTGTAACATACTTATAGATAGCAGGTGAAACCTGTATACTTAAATCATTGATAGCACGAACTATATCATTTATATAGGATACGTCTATCGGTTGTCCTGGTTCTGGTGATGGTATTTTTGCCATATTTCCTCCTGTCTAATTATATCAGACTACCCTCATTTTCAAATAATTCTGACTGTTCAAATCTTTTTAGCGGTATTGTCTTAGGCTGCACAGCGACCTTTATGTATGTTTTTGTTGAGTCATAAACTATAGAATAGTTTGTTTGTGATGTTTTAGCATAATAATCCCAATTTGAATTATTCCAATTAACATAAATATAGTATTCCTCTATTCCGCTTTGTGGCTCCCAAACTAAACTAATTAACTTATTGCTCTTATCAATAATCATACTATTTAAAATTTCTGTTGGTGTATCCTCTGCAATTATTTTATATACGGGTGACCAATGCGATGTTCTATTTTTATCTTCTGAAATAAATCTATATCTTAAAACATACTGTTTAGTGTTTGCAAAAAATCCAGGCAGTTTTGATTTAGGTATAATTACTTTTTTAATACCATTATCTGGAGTTGTCATTATTGTACATCCATAGCAAATCTAAATTCAATATAGTTTGTTGTATTTGCTGGCTTAACGATAGTTGTTGCATTTGTATTTTTTAATACTGTATATCCAGTTAAACCATAAATTGGATTTGTAGTAGATACGTTTTCAAATCTAACAGCGTCAAACCCTACATAAAAATCAGTTGATGGCAAATCATTATTGATAACAGTTGAATAAATCTTTATTATACTAACATTATTCCATGTAAACCCAATACTCTTATGTAGTTCCTGTAACTGCTTTGTTATAACGTAATATCTATTATTTGCAAAATCATAATCTTCGTTAGACATAATTACTTCAAATCTTGCCCACTCTCCAACTCCTGGAGTATCACTTTCACCAAACTCTAATAATATTCTAACTGCGTCTGGAACAATTGATGGATCTGGATTTTTATTAATAATACTAAATGCTAACTTAATCTCATCGGTTGGTGAGTTCTGATTAAAATCTAAAGAGGTTCCAAGTAGATGGATATGATTTGAATTGGAACCAATCTGTAGATCTCCGCCTGATAGAGTTAAGTCTGAAAGATCTCCTCTTGCCATAACTATATTGTTATAAAAACGTGCTCTCTCATATCTTGATAATCTATCCTCATTTGTAAAAGATAAATTATCAGAGTTTGTCTGAAATACTTTAGCGATAAATGTTTGATCACCAATAGTTTGATTAAAATCATTAATAATATTATCATTGTCTGAATCATCTAATCGTGAATATTTTACCTCTAAAGCACCAGCACCACCATCTTGTCTATGATATTCCCAATTTTCGTTTACAGTAAATGCAAACAGAGAACGGCTATCATATGCTCCAGCAGATGGATTTGCTCCTGCAGAATAAACTCCTACCTCAGATATTTCGTATCTTTCATCGGTTGGGAGTTCTGCTGTCAAAACAATCTTATCAATACCGTCTTCATTTACATAACCTCTTGATGTTATAGGAACTCTAAACATTTCAAAATCTAAAGACTTTTTATCTGAGTAGTCCCCAAAATTTTGATTTGTCCCCAAAGGTTGTGCGCCACAACCAATTGCCAAATATGAGGCGTAGGCTGGTGCCTGACCTATCAAGTACTTTGCTAATATTCCTTTTCCAGTATTCGTAATCATACATTCACCTCGTATATTGTATCATCTAGAATCTCGCCATCTGAGACTATTGAAACTTCGACCTGCTCATCCCTTGCCATATTGACCACATTGATTACTAAGTCTCCAGTATCTGGGTCTATATAGACAATAGAACAGTCTGGCCCAGTACCGCATAGAGGAATCTTGGCAGCAAAATTAATTGGAAACTTTTTAAAATAGTTGTAATCTGTATCCTGTAAAGCCAAAATATTTTGTGGGTTATACTGAAAGAAAAGATTTGTTAAATTTTTAATCGGTTGATATGTTACATTTTGACCATTAATTATGTCTGTTCTAATTATATTAATTAACTCTTGTCCGCCTATATCCTCAAATATGAGGTCTGTCATAATTTCAATAGGTGTGGTCTCATCATCAAATAATATAATGTCTGGTCTTGCAGATTTGACTGCTGGAGATTCTGCCGTGCTTGCCTTTGTTGTAGGTAAATTTGGGGTACTATCTATTGTTGCCACACTACACCTCACTCAGATAAACTGTCATCTCTGGTCCACCAGAAGTTTTATTATATTCAATATTGTATACAACAAATTTTTTATCTTCAGATGCTATTATATCATTTCCAAATTCATCTTTATAGTTAATATTTAAAATATCTCCTAGTTGGATTGTTGGGTTTGCAAATATTTTAACACCAACATTTTTTCTTGGTCTTAGTATTTTATTTATCATCCATCCCATAAGTTCATTAGCATCATCGTTTGACTGTACGTACGCTGGATCTAAAGAAAATTCCTTTTTACCGTAGGAAAGTCTACTTGTTTTTATTTTGTCGTAGTCAAGTGCAGACCTGATTGGAGAAATTATTAAACCATCTTTCCCTATTGCTGGGTTTGAGAAGTCTGAGTTTTTTGCAAAATATGAGTCAACGGTTAATTGATTATTAGACTCTTGTGTAAAGGCTATTCCCTGTATTCTTAAATAGTTGCCACTTGTTTCATCAAGGTTAATGGATGTATCGGTTGAGTTAAATACTAAGAATTCTGCTCCATAAGATCCAGCCTTAAATCCAGAAACTGTGTATCCCTTAATTCGGTTAAATGTTGGGGATAGTTGTGCATAGATTGCTGGGTAAGCCTTATCATATCTAACCTTTAAGTATGCTGCCTCACGCATAATAGTTCCAAACTCATCAAAATAAATATTAAATGAAGGTGGTTGAGACATATTAATTCCAGATAAATATGTTGCCTGTATCATTCCAGACATTGCATACTTTCTAAATGATTCGTTTGCATTAATATGCTCATCCCCAAATGCTGCTGAAACTGGTGTCTCTAATGAAAATGAGGTATTTTGGCTATAATTATTTGCAAGAGCGTATACATTTTCAAACATGCACTTAGACCCGCCACGAACAAATAAACCAATATTATTATATACTGGCAAAGGTGCGTTGTCGTCAACTATATTAACTAAGTTATTATTTATATATAGATAAAATCTTCTGAATGATCCTATGTCTTGGTACTCAACCGCTAAATCATATACCGTTGGATTTTGCTCACCCATCATTCTTGCTTGACCTGTAAACTTGCCATCATCTACCAGAATGTTAGTTAGTCCGCCCCACAATTTAATTGGCACTGCATTTCCCTGAGCATCTGAATATATTTTATAGAAAATAATGTTATGCAAATTATCCACATCAGAAGAGTATTCGCTTACATTTTTTTCGGTTAGCGCAATAATCTCAAAATAATACCCAACGTTTGTTGTTGGGTTTAGCATAACAGCAATACCTCCAGAACCTCCTGAGATATTTAATTGCTGGTTTGGTTGTGTTCCAGACAAAACATAGTATGGTGAAGAGTTTACTGGGGTCTGCTCTTTGGTATCGCTAACTTCAAGCCTACCTATAATACGCATTCTTGTGCCGAAGTGCTTGTACTTATTGTCAAGAGGCTTATATTGATAGGATAAAAAGTTAATTGGTGTTTCTGTTGTGCTAAAAGAAGGTCCGCTCATAACAAGTGCTGATGACTGAACCGATCCTGCCTGAGTAGACTTATTGGTATTGTTTTGAGATTCATTAATATATGAGTGTGATAAAAAGTTTTTGATAATACTAGTTCTAGTATTTTCTTTTGCTCTTGCTGGGTTTGGACCTGCTGGTACTGTTGTGCCTAAAGACTTTGACACAATAGCAGTATTATCTAACACATCTCCAGATGCCAAACCAAATAATCTAGATCCATCCATATTGCAACCACGTACATAATTATTATCGTACCAGTGAGAATTTAAACCTGCATCGTGTGCAACTATCGTAGTACCAAATTGTCCACGTCCATGCTTAGATACCTCGCCATTTTTCATAACGGTAATTCCATTAATAGTTTCATATTTTGGTTCTGCATAAATTCTTACAAGTCCAGTAGGATACATCTTTCCATTAAAAGG